CAGCATGAGTATCATAATAAACTAAATTTGAGCCAATTTGCGGAGTAGTATCTGCCGTAATACCTGTTGCATTTACAGAAACTACGCGCCAAGTACCGTTAGCAAAAGGACTAGTATTATCAACAGGTAAATATACTGAACCTTGTAGAATTTTAAGAATAGTTCCGCTACCAATGTAACTAGCAGTTACTGTTGAGCCGTTGGTATTAGCAGGTATATTATGTGACTCATTACTAGAAACTACTGTAATTTGTTCAGTACCATCATTGGTTCTGAAAATACTCATTGTGTCAGTAGTTGTTCCTAGTGTCACTATAACTCTAGCGTTTCCTATAGTTACGCCTTTTGCATCAAAATCTGCTGGTGTAATAGTAATAATATTATTAACTTGTGTAAAAGCAACTGCTCCTAGCGATACTCCTGCTCTTGTAAACCCTGTTACTGTAAAAGTAGGCGTACCGGTAAGATTTGTTAAGTTAGCAGTAACAATTATAGATGAGCTTACTGAAGTAGTAGAATACTGATCTTTATACGCAAATTGATTGGCAGTGGCTGTTAAGGTAAGCATAGGCGCAGTTTGTCCTGCCTGTGCTTTATAGACATTCCAGACTTCTTCTAGAGTTATTCCACCATAAGTGGCTGTAAAAGTAACATTTCCTGAATTAGCTGTAAGACCAGTACAACTATATACGCCTGTAGTAGCATTAATAGTTGCTCCAGTAAGAGCAGTAATGCTACTTGCTTTAATAGCATAAACAGGGCCATTACCAGTTACGTCTTCAATACCGCTATATGCTTTAAAAACTCCTGTAGCTAGCGAAAAGTCGCCCCCACTGCCGTCCATTGCTGTAGCAATAGGAGTAGGATCATTAGTTAAATAACCATAAACGGTCGTACTATCGCTAAGTACTACTTGAGTTAGCTCAGATGATATTGTATATACGTCTGGATCAATAGCACTAATATAGGCGTACCTTACATAGTACCTGGCTCCTGGAGTTAGTCCAGTAATAGGTATAGATAGTCCGCTTCCATTATATATTAGTGTACCTTGATTATTACTAGGATTAAACCCAGTTGTGCTAGAATACCATACTTTTACAGATATTAGGTCATCCCTAATATCTGTAGTTCTAACTATATCGTAAGGTGTATCTAATACTAGGTGTAATGATTTTACGCCTGAATATAAGTATGCCGCCATGCTTGTCCTTTAAGTAATAGTTTTTACAACTATTGTTCCGAGAGTGCTACTATTACTGTAGTTATTTGTTCTATCTACAGTTCTACATGCTACCCTATATGTAACTCCTGCTGCTGAAATTTTTGGTGCTGGTTGATCTCGTAAATCAAATCTTGCATCTCCGGTACTACGAATAATTTTAATATTATTTGTAGTTGTGTCCAATTCCCAAAAATCTGAGGAGCCTGTGTCTTTGTATAATCTATACTCGTAAGTTAAAAAATCATCTGCTTGTATAACTACAGCCGGTTTTGCCACAACAAAAGTGTGATCTAAATCCATGGTTAGCGAGGGTGCTACTGCTGAACTAGCGTTCTTACCATCATTAAGAAAAGTAAAAGTATCAGACCATGGGCCTGAAATACTGCCTGTAGCATCTAAATATCTGACTCTTACTTTATAAACTACATCAGATAATAACCCTGTAAAAGTATAGCCACTTGCTTCTTTATTAACAATGTGAATACTACTAGGACTACTATCACTAAATAACATATCGCTTGATACAATATCAAACTGTACTTTAGTTGCTACAGCAGGTAAATTAGGAGGATTAGAAAATGAAGTAATAGCTACGTTTTGATAGTTTCCAGTAGATACTTGTTCTGATAATGCGGTAGTACTGTTTATACCGTTAATAATTGGTGCTACAGTTATTGAGTTTTTTACTAAATCTGTGTTAACACTAGAAATATTAGCGTTAAATATTAACAATCCGCTTAAATCATCTGTATATATCTGTGGTGAATAATCTGCTAACGTTAATTTTGCACTATAATTTGTACTTGGTTCTACTGCTATAACAACACATTCTTGAGTTGTTTTGTTTATTTCACCTAACATAAACAAATTATCTACTTCTACAATATCACTGCCTGTAATTGCAGATGTTAATGTAATGCTGTCAGTATATCCATTATTTGTAATTGCAGCCAAAGTTTTTGTAACACTGCCTGCACCAGAACTATTTAAATTATTTGTTCTAATTAATATAGTATAAGTTTTACCAACTTCTAGAAACACTTGTTCTGTAAGAGTAATTAAAGTTCCTGTTATAGATTTAATTCTACCAGTACCTGTTCCCCATCTTGGAACATCATGTGTAACTTTTACCAAATCTCCGCGAGTACATACTAATTGTTCAAAATCAACAGTTAATGAATATGTTTCTGGACGTAATTTAATTTGTGCAAAGTGCCATCTAGCTAGTCGAGTTGCTTGATCTGCGTTTGTTACGCCAGGTAAAGTCAATTGTTCAAATAGTTCAGCAGCTTTTTTACCGCCAATAGCTGTTGCAGCATAACCATAATTATAAATAAGTAGTTCGTTAGGTTGATATGCTAATGACTCATCAGGAATAGTAACTCTAAATGCGTGCGGTAGTATAGGTAAATTTTTTGTTGATTCAAATCCCCAGCTATTATGCGGAGTAAAGTGTTGAGTAGTATAAGCTCTTGGCTTATCTATTACAACACCCCATTTGCCGTCTACATATGTAGGACTTGCTAATCCTGCTGCGCAAATGTCACGTAAAGTATCCATTACACTTTGTGTGCTAGTTAATATATTATTGTAAGTATATTTTGGACAGTATACTGCAGTACCTGTTCCACTACCTACTGCAGTTGCATAAAATCCTTCACCCACATTACTAGATCCTGCGCCAACAGTTGACCAGGTAGTATTGCCAGGTGTTTTAATAGTATAGTATCTACCTACAACAAAACTGCCTGCAGTAACTGTTACAGGAACAGGGTTACAGAAATTATGCCATTCTGTTAGATTAGCTACATCAAGCTGAGATACATTTGTAACTCTAAAAGCATTGGCTGGATGCATAAGTACATAAACAAATAAACTTGCAGGATTATTTGTTGCACGAGAGTTGCTCCAACTACTTGTACTTCGCTCATAGTCCCAAGTAATAGTTTGTACTAATGCATTTAATCCGTCAACTGTACCGTTTACTTTATTTGTACTTTGTATTCTTACTGCTGTTCTTGCCAAGTGACATCCTGGAGGATTAACCATTGGCTTTTCTTGACTATCATAACTAGTTATATTACTTAAAATTACTTTATGGTATTTCTTTTGATCGGTTTCATTTTCTGAATCATCGTTATCTAAACGCTTAACTCTTATTTGATACCTACCGCGAGTTAAATTTTCTAGTGAGTGTACGTAATTAAATGCGTCTTTGCGAAGCTCAAAAAATCCAGGTGTTCCAAAAGTAACAATAGTGTTCCCGCTTGCACGTATATTTAAACCTGCATTAGCATTATAGCCAATAGCAACTCCAATAGCTGCATCTCCACCTTGACTATTACGCCCTACTAAAGTAATAGAGTGCAATCCTTTTTTTAATTTTATAGATCCTTGTACATAATTTGCATATCCACCTTTAGGCAGTTCAACAACTTTAGTACCATCTATGTAAATTTCACCCTCATCATCAGCAGCAGCTTGAATAATGTAGTACCCATCATACTTAAAGTATACGTTGTTTTCAGTATGATTAAATGTTACACTACTAGCTACGGACCAAACAGACGTATTTTTTAATACATTATTCCAACCTTTCCAGGCTCCTGCAGTTCTAACTGTTGTTCCAATAGCCGTTATCATGCGACTATCCCAGATAGTTTCTGTAACTCCTGGAGCTACTGCAGTAGCTGTTTCAGAGTAAACTTTTCCGGCTTTAATATTTATTTTTTTAGTTGCAGCGTCTATCCAGGTTCCATCGCTTGATTGAACAGATTCGGCAGTAATAGTATGAGTTAATCCTTGAATACCTGCATAGCTGCTAATAGCAGTTGAATCTACTGTTACTGTTCCGGAACTATCCTGATATAACGTGTATAGATTTAAATAGCCTGCAGGAATTATAGGTAAATAATTCCAGTTATGATCAATACCTAGTAGATTACTATAACTAGTTTGATTATATTTATCTTGTAACCAGGCACTTGCAGGGCTATTGAAAGTATCTGTTACAGCTCCGTCAAATCTAGCTATACCACCGTTTGGGCTTAAACAAAAAATACTATAACGATGTAGGTTAACTCCTGCTTCTGCATCAGGTTCTTGTGGAGGTACTAGTATAGAAGTATATGCTTGAGCATCTAAAGTAGCTGCATCAGCATTACCAAGTTTATATATACCAAGCGAAGTAGTGGCTGTTGTCGCATCCCAGGACAACGTACTATAAGGGCGTGTTTGAATCTCTACCTGACACGTAGTAGCACTTACTTTTCCGTCTTTGGTATTAATTTTACGGATGCCTTCTGGAAAACTAAATGCAATATCAATTGCATCAGCATTTTGAGCTAGGGTAACTTCTGTCCAAGCGTTACCATCCGTAATATTATTTACTAATTCTACATTTTTAAACTGTTGCTCTACATCTTTTCCATATAGGTTATCAAAATCAGTAGTAGACTCCCCACGCATACCTTTTAAAGTAACTGGACGCGGTACTGTGGATGGTAATCCGTCGTAGTAACTCTCAATAGGGTTTCCACCAATACAGATATCGGTTACATCAAGCGGACCAAAACCCCATACGATAGCAGTATTTAAAATGCTAGTATCAGTTAAGGACTCTACATAAGGTGTAGCTCCTAACATACCTGTAAAGCGTACTTTACCTAAAACAACTGGGATAGCTCCAAATTTATTTGCTTGATTACTAGATCCTGTAAATAAGTTAAGTGCTGCTGCACTTCCAGGATCATTGCTGGTTGGTTGACGAACAGGAGCAATGGCATTAACTAATGCCATTCCTGCCATATTAATAGCCATTTGACCTACGGCAAGTTGTACATTCGCAGCAGTTCCTGCTGGTGTTAGCATTGCTCCAACCTCTGGACCAAAGTAAACTGCAACAACCAATACAGCTACTATTAAAAGTAGTCGACGTGTAGAGCTGCCTTCGGCAATGCTTTTATATGATACTTGTTGATCTTTGCGTAATACAGTAGTTGCCCAATCTTTTTGTGGGACAACAATACCGTCAATTACAATTACAATTTTATCAACAAGAGTTTTACTTACTTGATACTTGTTATGAACAAAGTCAACCAAATTTTGGACTGTAGTACCTTCTACAGTCCAATCTAAATTAGTACTCATTCTTAAGGGATGAGGTGCCCCTACAACCGCTACTTGAGCCTGTGTTGTATATTTGTAAAATCCTGCAAAGCGGTTTTTCCACTTAATATTATCTAGTGATTCAATTACTGAATCCATGCCTTCGCGGCAATGTAAAAATTTACTATCACCTATGTATATACCCACGTGAGTAGGCTCGCCCAGTATATTGAAAAGACATAAGTCCCCAATATTAGGCGCAGTTAATTGTTCCCAGTTATCTATGTGTGCGTTAACTATGGAAACAATGGCGGGATCTTGTCCGCCATTGTACTCATTAGTATAACTTGGTAAATCAATATTAAACTGATCTTTATAATATAGTCGAGCTAATCCCCAGCAGTCTACACCAGATTCAGTTCTGCCATTTTCAAGGTACGGTAACCCGATATATTTATCATAATTCATTAGAATAATCCTGGAAAATAACTAGGTGTAAAATTAAAACTTGGGAATGGTTCTTTGTTATAACTAACCATACTTAAATTTAAAGTAATAGCTTCGGCATTATAAGTAACGTTGTTTATGTAAAACTCAGAAAAACTAGCTTCTACATAATTAGGTGTACTAGATAATACCAATTCTATTAGTACCTTGGTTTGGGAAAACAAGTGTGTTCTAATAAGCTCAATAGCTTCTGGAGTTACATAATTTAATGTAATAGAACACTCGCCAACGCCTGTTTCTTGTTCAGCAGGTAGATTAAGTTGCATAGGTAAAAATACAAATTCATTACTACGACTAGTAACTCCATATATTACTTCTGCATCTGTTGTAGCTGATAATCTACCTGTATAGCCATCTGCTAATCTAACGGGGATAGTTGTAGCTGCAGGATCGGTGGAACCGTTAGGATCAAAAATAGTAAATAGCATAATAAGCTGCTGATCCGTCTCAGACGAAAACATAGCTTTAATAGCCGCTGAAGATAATGTATTAACGCGACTCATGGCAATATTTCAAACTTTAAAGAAGTTTTCCAATAACCTGGAGCTAAGTATTCTAGCCCATAAAACTCTCCCTCGCCTTGAGGAACAATTCGGGCTTCAACTGTAGTAGCAGTTCTAGGGTGTGGAAAACTAAATCGTTTTACACCTACTATTGTATCTTTAATAAATGTTTCTAAAGTGTTAGTTTGTGCTGTTGTTAGGATAAAGGAAAGGTCCATTGTATTAGGACGCTTTCCTCGGTTTCTCATTTTTGCAGGTCCGGCATCCATTGGAGAACGTATGATGTTCTGTCCAATGGATTCCTTAAAACCTTT